CCGCATGACAAACGGGACTATACATCCATTGGAAACTGATACACTGAATTGAACAAATTGTGAACGGTTATGTGATATCAGATGATCCGTGTAGTCTCTTGGCATTCTTATTAGCACTAAAATGATAGTTTTGGTCGATAACTCCAATGGACCCAATGAGGGGTTACGACCCCCCGAACCCAGTTTATTGTCTTGGAGGACTAGTTTATACTCATTTCGGAGTAAGAGACCTATTGTCGTAACCCAAGTGGGATGTCAACATAACGTAACTGTTCATTGTCAACACCGAAAGCTAAGGAAACATTATTATAATATTCCTCCAAAGCGATTTGAATATCCGGCATGATGCCAAATGCATGATAAAAACTCACACGAGTAGCATCAGATATTTCGCCGAATTTACGATCCATACCTCGAGATAAATAATACATTCCGTCTTTCATGGTAGGATCCACCAACTTCTTCGCACCATTGGCAGTTAAATATAATTTATTATAAAAACTTTGCCATACTGGTACGCCACCTGTTAAAGAAAGCCCGCCCTCTCCAACAGCAGCACACCACATTTTGAATATGCTCGGGTTGTCCAAAGGTTTGATAGCGACAGAAGTTTTTGAAATAGCAACATTAGGATCACGGATCATAATATACTCGCCATCAACAAAAACTGGCCGACATTGACAAAAGTCAATTTTCTCAAACATATAGACTGGTTCCTCAACAGTAAGCTTAAAGCCCAACTTAATGAAGAAACCCTCCACCCCTTTAGTAAACCTTTCTAGGTGGATAGCTTCGATTATAACGACACAATCGTCACCATCATTTGCTAGTTCCAACTCGATTCCCAAATACTTAGCGTATGAGAAAACCATGCTAGACATAAGCAGACAATTACCTGACGACGTGTTCATTACACCAGACCATCTTCCTCCTTTAACCTTATATTTAGCAGTGCCATCACGACAATTGATGTAACCAGTACTACTCAATTGCCAATCTAGCATCTGCGATAAATATTTATTATTTGAAAAAAACAGTTTGTAAATGCTATGTTCCCATTTTAATGCGGTTACAGACACATGCTGATCAAAGCGTTTAGCATCTAACCCAATGGCAACAGGATTTTTAAACCTGCTCCATTTACGGTATAGTAGCTTGCCTCGTTCAAGTGCGTTGTAACCTTTAAAAATAGTGGGGGAACCAAACATCAAATCGATTAACTGATACAATTTCTTCTCTATAGGTCGTATAAACCTACCAACCTCAACGTTGTACCGCGGATTAGGCGGTTGAATGATTCGCGGAACCGGATCCTCACTTTTTGTGAAATTATATTTCTCACACTTCATAAATGAAGACAAAAAGGAGTCCACAACTGATATTGGTTTTACTATCAGTGTGTCCCAAGCTTTTTGATATATTGCCCTCTTACGGCCACGGTATGAGTCAACAAACTGCTGACCCTCCATCGGGGCGGTAGTAGTGGCAAATTTCTTAAAAAACTTGAAAACTTCAACAAGAGTGGTGTTGAAGTGACTAGGATCCGGCCGAGGTGCCGGTTCAAACTTTCCATTATATGAGACATAGAAAACTCGTTCCTTTAAAGCACGCTCGACAGCGGTGAGGTTATTTTGATAAACTTCGAATTTAACATTGGGAGAGAAACCCGCAATTATATAGGATTTTCGTAGTTTATGCGGAGCACCCTGTATTTTTGTTACCGTAAGATTTGGATGGTCGGGGGCAAGTGATTTAACACAGAACCGTCCAGGCAACAATACTGGGCCTCCTCAGGCAACAGGGATCGGACGTGGCTTGACCTTACGGCCAAACCAGTTACCAATCCATGGTGTCTCGCGTGAATAATAATCACGACTTAAATCTTCAACTCGGTTAACAAATAGTGGGGTAGCCATGAGTTGCTT